ATGGTGATGGCCTCGCGCGAGCGCTGGCCGTTGGCCTCCGAGAGGATGAACTCCGCCGGATGCCGGGTTTCCACAAGAACTGTCATGAGTATGTCTCCTCTCAGGCCCTGGCGAAGCGGCGGTTGGCATTGGCGATGGCCCGCTTCCAGCCTTCCTCAGCGCGTGCGTTGGGGTTGGGACGTTCAGGTTCACGGGTTGCGCCGAACTCAGACCCAGCGGCAGCGCGCTGGGCGAGCGCCTCGATGCGGGTTTCCTTGGGCGAGGCAGCGAGAACCTTCTCGGCTTCAGCGACGCTCAATGAGGTTTCGGTGGCGAGCATCAGGGCCTGTGCCTTGCGGCCTTCGGAGGCTTCGGCGTTCACGATAGCCCGGATCCGGGCCCGTTCCTCGATCCGGGCGACGGCGGCAGCCTCCTGCAGCTGCGCGGCGGGCTGCGGTGCCGGAGCCTGGAGCCTCGGCGGCTCAGGCGGCAGGGCGGCAACCACCTCTGCAGCGGGGCCTGTGTCTTCTGTGCTCATGGATATCCCTCCTTTGCGAGCGGTGCGCCCGGATGGGCGGGTGGTCTGTGAGAGTGACGCCAGAACCTCGTCGAAGCTGGCGATGCGGTCGGCGAGGCCGAGCGTGATGGCCTCTGGGCCGATGAAGGTGCGGGCCTCGGTGGCGCGCGCCATGCCGGCGGTGAGTTTCCTGCCCCGGCCTGCCGCAACCGTATCGAGGAACTGGCGGTAGTGAGCGTCCACACTCGCCTGCAGGTCGGCACGCACGGCATCAGACAGGGGTTCGAACGGGTTGCCGTCAACCTTGTGGCTCCCGGCGAAGATCAGCGTCGGCTTCACCCCTTGCGCTGCCAGCTCTCCCGAACGGTCGGCGTGCAGCATGACGACGCCGATCGAGCCCAGGATCGAGGTGGGCGAGATGACGATCTCGTTCGCCGCACTGGCAAGTCCATAGGCAGCGGAGGCGGCCATGTCGTTGACGAATGCGGTCACGGGCTTGGACTCACGGACAAGCCGAATCATGTCCGCCAGACCTGCCATGCCGGCGGCTTCACCGCCGGGCGAGGAGATGTCGAGCAGGACTGACCGTACGTCCGGGTCTGATCCCGCCGCGCGCAGCTGTGCCGCTATCCCCTCGTAGCTGGTGAGCCCCGACCGGCTGTCGAGCCAGGCGCCGCGATTGACCAGCGTGTCGAGCACCGGAATGACAGCGATGCCATCGACGATGCGCGACATTGATGCTGTGCCATCCGCCCGGCGCGCTGAGCCGGTGAAGCGATTGGCGTCGGGTGCATCGACTGCCTCGTCCATCGTGAAGAGACTGGCATCGAGACCGAAGCGGCCGCTCAAGGCGGCCAGGATGATCTCGGCCTTGGCCGGGTGAATGAGCAGCGGCGTGTTGATGAGCCGGTGGCTCAGGCGCAGAAGCTGTTTGGGCATCAGTACCCCCCTGCCCGAAGGCCGAAGCGCCGGCGCGCTCCTCCAGTTCTTCCGCAGAGGCTCTCGAGCCGGCTCAGTTCGGCCCGCAAGGAGGCAAGATCCGTCCTGCCGTACTGGACCTTGCGCCGCACACCGTTGCCCGCGTCGAATTCGATAAGTTCAGGCCTTCTGCCCTCCAGCAGCGCGTAATAGGCTTCGCGGATCCGCGGCAGCACCGCGCACGGATCGGCATAGTCGGTGATGATGGTCATGTCTGGGAGCTGTCCTCGGAAGGATCCTGAGCGGCAGGGTCGTCTGTGGGGTCACCGGAAAGATTGGTGATTCCCTGGTACTGGTGGTCCGGCAGGCCGTAGGTAGCGCGAAGCGCCTTCTCCCGGGCGCGCTGGGCGTAGACGTCCTCGATGTCGTGGCCGAGATCCTCGGCGATCGCCGCATCCGTCATCACGCCGAGGCGGCACCAGATCTCGTGGGCCTTGGCCATCTTGAGATCGTCCGCCTGGGGTTTCGGTGCCCCCCGCCAGATGGCGCGAGAGGCGGCCGAGCGGTTTGCCAGGAAGGCATCAAGCCCACCGGGAAAGGGAATGCCGCCACGCGCGATCTCTTCCTCGAGCCATGCCTCATAGATAGCGGTGCAGAATGGCCCAAGGATGTGAGCACGGCGGTAGAGCGTGATCTGGAAGATTTCGCCGGAAGCCATGCGGACGCTCGAATAGGTGGCGTTGGTGTAATCCGCCGTGGCGCTCTCGTAGGTGAGGCCCATGCAGCGGGCGAGTTCGCGCAACAGATGTGCGGCAAAGTCCCGGTAGTCCGAATGCGGGTGCTGGGCACGGTGAAGCTCGAGCTTCTGGCCCGGAAACAGATGGGCAATCCGGCCATTGATGCCGAGATTGATGGTAGCGTTGTCGTACCAGCCCGATTGCGCCTGGATATAGGCGTCCCACGGCGAGACGCCGCTCGCCGAAAGCCTCGCCTGTTCCTGCGGCGTCAGCAGGCCGGAGAGCACCTCCTCCGTCGGCTCGTCCGAGGTGATCGACGCCGCGAACACCGTCTGCAGGATGGCCGCCGTGAGGGTCGCATCCGAAAGCTGGTCGAACTGGCGCGCCACCTGCAGTGCGGGTGTGAGCGGCGAGATGCCCCGCACCTGCCCCGGCATGCCGTCAAAGATGTGAATCACCCGCGTTCTGCCAAGATCATCACGGGCGGTGACGTCATACTCTACCGATCCGAGCGCGGGATCCTTCCGGGTCGCAACGTAGCCTATCGGCATGCCGTCGCCGTCCATGCGCACGCCCTGCACGATACGGCGCTGGTTGTCGTTGCGGCGCGGAATTCGGTGCGGGGGCACGAGCCTCACCTTGGTGCCGTAGCGGCCGCCAGCGCGCTCGCGCCACGGCAGCTCGGCCCAGATTTCGCCAGTGGCGAACCACGAACGGAATGCCGCCGCCTGCATGAGCCCGAAGGAGCGCCGCCCCTCGATGTCGCACTCATAGGGTCTGTCAGCCCACAGGCTCCAGCGCTGCTCGACCGTCTGCGCCCAGGTTTCGGCCTCCGCATTGCTCATGCCGAACAGGTCGTTCTCCGGCATGGCCTTGAGGCGGAGCCCGGTTCCCACCGTATTGGCCACTGCCTGGTCGATGGCTCCAGCCATCCACCCGGAATTCTGGATCAGGTCGATGGTGCGTGCGGCGGCGAGATCCCAGGAGGATCCGACATCGTCGGCAGAATCACGAAGCGCCGGACGCCACCCACCGAACACCACGCCGCGGTTGCCGCGCATGAAGTCGGCGCGGATTGCAGGAGGCGGGACGGATCTTCCACGGGCTGGAGCAAACCAGTTCCGCATCCGATCCATCATGCCCATGAATTCACCTGTTCAGTCGCGAGGACAGCCCAGCGAAGCGCGAGCGCAAATCCGGCATCGATGCCGCCGCAAGCACCGGAACGGATTTTGCCGACGTGCCATCTTCGCGTTCGGCGCCCGCTTTCTCTCCGGGGACTTCACCGCCCGGATTTTCCCGCAGCACCCCATCCGGAATGCGCTGGACGTTCAGCGAGTAGCCGATCGCCATGGCGAGCGCCTCGCAGTCGAGATAGTGGTTGGCGCGTGATTTCTGGACCCACTGCGGCTTGCCGGTGGCGCCATCGACAACGCGCACCTCCGAGACGAGCTGCTTGGCGTAATCCTCGTCGATGTCATCGGGCACGATGAACGACCCCGGCTGATCGAGCGGTGTGCGGATCCGCGACACCAGAAGCGACTTGAAGAAGTCGGTCGACAGCCAGACCAGATCGATGGAGTAGGTCGCCTTCTTGCCTTTGGCCGTCACCTCGATCTTCGACACCCGGTAGGGCGGCGACATGGTCGCCCGGCCCTTGGTGGGCGAGACCAGCCACGGATACAGCCTTGTGAATTCGTAGACTTTGTGCTCGTCCCCTGCGTCCGGTTTGTTCGGCCGGAACCCGGAGTCAACGAACACCCGCTCGATCTGCAGCCCCGCAATGGGCGAGAGCATCAGGTCGGCGAGCGCGTTCCACACCTCGTCATCGTCGGTGGGGCCATAGAGTTGGCCACGGTCGATGAGCCAGGAACGACCCCGGGCGCCGAAGCCCCTGATCGTATAGTAGAGCGACAACTTCTGCACATCGACGCCCATGCCGAGCCGGAGGACGCCGTCGGGCACCTCCTTCATCCGGTAGGGCGCGCGGCGCTGCAGGATCTCTTGCCAGTCCAAGGCATCGCGGCCCGCGGCCGGGGTGAAGCATTCACCGAAGCCAGCGTTGAGCGCAGTCTGCAGCTGGTCGGGATCACCCGACGCCAGCGCACGCACATAGCGCTCTATTCTGGTGCCCCAGGTGACGAAGGGGCTTACCAGCCCGCTCGCCCAGAAGCTGATCACGGCATTCTCGGGCGGCTCGCCCCGGACTTCCCCCTCCTCCACCCATTGTCCGGGGGCGACATAGAGCCCTCGGGCGTTCATTTCCTGCTTGTCGCCATCCTGATGCAGCCCGCCGCAATGCGGGCACTGCAGTTGGGCTGCCTTTGACGCCTCCGCTGGCGTTGCGTTCTCCGGCCAACGCATCTGCTCGAAACGCGGCACGAAGTACTTGTCGCAGTGCAGACACGGCCAGCAGAAGTGATGCCGCGTTCCCGACTGCCAAAGTTTCCAGATGGCGCTTTCAACCGCCTCAGGGACAGCGACCTTCCAGAACCGCAGACCGTTGCGTTCATCCAATTCGGTTTCGATCAGACCGCGCGATGGTGTCGATGTGATCGCCGTGACGAAGTCGGCGTAGGTCTCGCCACGGGCTTCCACCAATCCAAGCGGATCGCCTTGCCCCTTCACGTTGGCCAGCATCTCGTCGTACTCGTCGACCAGCGCCAGCGCCGCCGGGCTGGACTTGAGCGCCGCCGAGGATCCGGCATGCGCCAGCCGTACCGGCACACCCGCTACGATCTTCAGCGTCTTCTTCATGCGCTTCCCGCGCACCACCTTGGCCGACAGCGTCTCCGCCTCATCGAGCAGGCTCATCAGCCGTGGCTCGAACTGGTCGGTCAGGAAGTCCCTGATCGGACCGACGTACAGAATCGGCGCCGGGCGCTGGTCGAGGCGCGCTCCGATGAGGTCGATCAGATTTTCCGTTTTGCCGCTTTGCGCAGAACACACCATGATGACGCGCTTGTACGCTCCGCCATGCACCGCCCGCGCCATCGGCACCATGTAAGGCGTGAGCCATGGATCCCGTGGGCCCGGCAGACCGGATGTCTCGGGATAGACCCTGTGAAGCCGCGCCCATTCGTCAGGCGGCAACTTCGGCGCGGGCCGGAGGATGGCTTCTGCCAGCTTCCAGGCCTTCAGCCTTTTCTGCGGCTCGCTGGGAAAGGCGCGAGAGGATGCCATCGATTTCTGTTTCTACCTTCTGGCGCTCGGCCACGATACGAGTGAGACGCGCCGGAAGCCCTGCAAGCTCCGACCTCACCATGCCCGCGAGCTCCGCCATGTCGTTCAGCGCGTCCTCGACCGGGATGAGCTCGCGCGAACGCTCGGCGATGCGAAGTTCGATCTCCAGCGCCCGGGCATCGCGCACCCTGCTGTCGGCGGCCGACTTGGCGGAGCGCCTCTCGTCGTCCTTGAGGTAACGCAGATAGCCCTGCACAGCACCCACAAGCTGCACGAACCCTCTCTTCTCGGGCCGCGGGATGAAGCCCTGCTTCACCAGCTGGCGGATGCGCTCTTCAGAGATCATCAAGAGCCGCGCCGCCTGGCCGATGGGGATGAGACCCGCGTGCTCAGCCAATTTCTACCTCCACGCAGCCAGATACTCCGTACACGTCACAGACATTCTCAGCAGTCGAAGCTTGTTGACATTATCTACTTGTGGCTGTCTTGTGTCCGCTGCTGCAAGACAGCGGTTCATACAAGTCAACTTACGAAAGCGAGAACGAGACGTGGCGACAGGCAAGGTGAAGTGGTTCAACGAGACGAAGGGTTATGGCTTCATCGGTCCTGATGATGGCGGCAATGATGTCTTCGTACATATCAGCGCGGTCGAGCGGGCAGGCCTCCGTTCTCTCAAGGAGAACCAGGCTGTGTCATTCGAAGTTGTCACCGACCGCAAGAGCGGTAAGCTGTCGGCGGATCAGCTCCGTACTCTCTGAGGCATGCGAACATGGCAAAGAATGCGAAGAAGAAGTCGGCAGCCAAGTCCGGCACGGCCAGCAAGAAGACCAGAAAGGTCATTGCCGTCAAGTCGGTTAGGCCCAAGAAGCCTGCCGCGAAGAAGCCGGCCCGCAAGGCCTCCCGCCGCAGCAGCGCCGAGACGGCCAAGCTGCAGAAGACCATTCTCAAGGGTCTCAAGGGCGGAAAGTCGGTCGCCTCCCTCGCGGAAGAATTGGGGATTTCCAGACCCTACGTCTACATGCTCAAGAACAAGGGCTGAAACGGGAATCACCCGGTCCATGCCGATTGCGCGCGCCCCGGAGAAGGGGCGCGCTTTCTTTTG